CCTCTTTTTTTGTTTCTTGTTTTTTTGCCATAATATAATATATAATAAAATTAATAAAATAAAAGGCCGAGGCCGAAGCCCCGGTCTTTTAAAAATAGTTTACTTCATTAACATAAAGTTGTTTGCACCTTGTACAACTAAACATCTTTCTGATAAAAAGTGAAGCTGCATTGCGTCTAAAGCAGATGTAGCTGCACCAACTGAACCAGTAACCCAAGTTTTCATTCTTCGGTCATCAGTTTGAGAAGCTCTATAACGAACATGTAAGAATGGACGTTTAAGATTTTTTCCTAATGATTGGTCATATACAGAAGATGTTCCAGCTGGAATAACAACCCCTCTGATAGCGTTAGCACCAGCAGTTAAGTTAATACCACCTCTTGTAGCTTTGTCGTTTAAGTATCTAAAGTCAGACTTATAGAAGTCATAAGAACCTCTTCTGAAACCAGAGAAACCTAAGTTAAGAGCCATGTCTTCTGAGTTGTCGAATACACCATAAGATGTACCACCAGCTCCGTAAGAATTCATTGAAGCTAACATATCGTCAATAGCTAAACTAGTAGCTCTATTTACGAACATCATGTTTTCTTCAATAGCACCTTGCTTATCAAACTCTGCTAATATAGCGTCAAACTCAGCTAAATCAGTAGCAGCGTTAATACCAGTAACACCAGAAGTTAAGTTACCTCTATCTTCGATAGCAGCAAATAAACCTTCAGTACCTGTGTTTTTAGTAGTATCATTAGCTGTTACAGAACCAGTACCCATAACACCAGCTTCTTCAGTGATATCATTACCAGCACCACCTTTTTCAGCTTCAAGCATAGCCATTTCAATGTAATCAGTAAAACGAGCTCTTGTGTCAGCTTCAGCTTTTAAGTACCATAAATAACCAGAAGCACCTTCTTCGCTAGTAATTTCAACCCAACCAATTCTAGAAGCATCAGATCCTGAAACCTCGTAGTAGTCTTTCATTATAATTGGTTTGTTATTAAAACTTTTAAAAGAAGGTTCGTTAGCTCCTCTAGTATCAGTGGTAGCGTTACCAGCAGCAACAAAATAATTGCTAGCTTTTGGATATTCAGAACCATAAACTAATATAGTTGTCTCGCTATTACTAGTTGTACCTGAAAGAGCAGCAGCACCATAAGGAGCCACATCTATTCTATCAGTAGCAACTGTAACTACTAAACATTTTACAACACCGTTAGTAGGATCAGAGATAACAACAGTATCATTAACTCGTACACCGTGATTACCAGATGCTATATCAGTGTTACCATCTATATCAGAAATAAGATCAATTTGAGAACTAGAATCAGCACCACCAGTAGTAGAGTGAACGTGTCCTAAATAAGATAAGTGTAAACGACCTTGCTCAGACCAAACAACTTGGTCAGCAGTCATCGCTTCTTCAGCTCCAACTTGTGAAAGAAAACCAGATATAGTCCTAGGACCAAATACCTCAGCTTCTTTCTCCATTAGATCTGGTACATATTGTTGCGCCCAACCTTGTCCAGCTGTAGACGCTAAGTCTAAATAATTTGTTTGTAGTGTTTGCTGTATTGAAGCTGGAACACTATTCAAATTACTTCCTGCAGTAATTGCCATAATTTTTTAATTTTAAATTGTTATTTGTTATTTTTAATTTTAAACTTAAAATCAGAAGAGTTTTCACCTAATATTTTTACTTTCATACCACCTGTTTCTATAGTTCCATGAGCTTGTCTTGGATTCATATTAACATTTTTAGCTTTAGCAACGCTATTTTTCATAGCATCAGCTTTTCCTTGCTCGTAAAAGTGTTTTGCAATAGCATCAGCATTCATTGCTGTATACAGAGATTTATGATAACCCGCCACATCTGACATTTCACTTTTTTCGTTCAAAAACTTTTTGACAAAATTGTTAATATCGCTTTGTGTTTCTTTAACCTCATTAGCATTGTTTATATTAAATCTATATTTTTTATCGCCGACGTTGTATTCAAAACCTTTGAATTTGTCGTTAAAAACCTTGTTGGTTTTATTTAAAAAACTAGATTTATATGCTTCTGTTTGTTTTTTAGTCTCTTCTGACTCCTTGTTGTATCTATTAAAGAAATCAACCGCTTTCTGCTGCTCGTTAGTAAGCTTGCTTCCAGCTTTAATTTCTTCATAGTATTTGGACTTTTGCCCGTCCAGATGGGCTCTAGCGTTGGCAACTTGCTCTTTTAACGCTAATTTTTTTCTTCGTATATCTCTTTCTTCATCAACTTCTTCGTCGTAAGAGAAAGAATCTTCCATAAGGAAGTTAATTTCTTCTTGATTTAAATGCGGCTTTGTTTGCCTATAATATTCGTATAATAGATTTTGATCATCTAACTTTGAATAATCTTGATTAAGCTTTACATAGTCATTTAAATCTCCACCAGTTTCTTCCATAAAGTCCATTAACTTTTGGATGTTTTCTGGTATTGGTTTTCCAGTAGCCTCAGTTTCAGCAACAGCTTCTTCAATTTGTTCTTCTACTTCAGCAACTTCTTCTTCAGTAATTTCTTCTAATACCGGAGCTTCTTGTGTTTCTGCTTCCGGTTGTACTTCTTCTTGTTCTTGTGCGGACTCGGCATCTTCAGACTCTGCAACCACTCCGCTGTCGTCAGTGTTATCTTCTTTAGTTTCATTTTCTTCTGATGTTACCGGTTTATCTAAGTTTACTTTTATAATGTTATCATCTTGTTCGTCGTTTTTAATTTCAACTTTAGTAACATTATCTTGTGTAGTCTCTTCGACTACGTTTTCATCTTTTTCTTCCATAATATAATATAATAATAATTAATAAATTTTAACTAGGATCAAAAGAACCTAAATCAAATCCTCCACCTAGTATATCATTACCTGCGGACTCAAAGTTTTTAGGTGGTTTTCCACTCTTTCTTTGTTCAATCATTTCTGATTGTTGTGTAGCTTGTATTTTTGTTCTTTCGTCTTTCCTATCTTCTTTTTCTTTTTCTCTATCTTTCATACCTTGTACTTCAGTTCCTTTTAACTGCATATTGTACTGGAACTCTAAAGCCATTAGTTGCTTTTTCATTTCTACTTCTTGTTGCATTTTTTGAGCATCTAATTGTGCTTCAACTTGTAACAGCTGCGCTTTACTTTGTGATAACGCTTGGTTTTTCTGTACTTCAACTTGTGCTGCAACTTGAGCTGATTGAGCGTTAGCTTGTGATTGCATTTGTATATTCTGTTGCTGTATAGCTTGATCTTTTTCTTGTTTTTTCTTTCTACGTATTTTTAGCATTTGATTTGCTAATTTAATATTTTTTATTTCTCTAAGATCAATAGCATCTTCTAGCTCTATGTTTTGTTGTTGCAAAGCCATTTGAATATTGTTTTCAAGTCTAGCTTTTTCTTCTTCATCTGGCATTAAATCTAAAAATATACCAAAATCATAAAGATGTAACTGTGACATTTCTTCTAATGTAGCTACATTGTGAGTACCTATAGCTTGTATAAACGCTTCTTTTGTTGGTGAGTATTCTATAATATCAGATATTCTAAGCGACAAACACTCTGCGGTTTCAGCTGTTAAAAATAAACCAGCTTGAAGTATGTGTCTAGTTGCTGTATTAGAATTAGCAGCAGCAATTTTTTGTATTCCAACCAAAGCATTTTTATCTGGCATACTACCATCTCGAGCTTCGTTAAGTCCTGTTACATCTCTTATCATTTGTAAGTAATAATTATAATTACTTATTAGTGCCTGCATTTTGTTTCCACCAGAGCCAGAAGTTATTTCTTGAATAGGTACTTTACCTGGATTCAAATCACCATCAGAAGTAAATGATCTACCAATAACACTACCAGTTTGGAAGAACATATTTAAAGCTTCTTGTGGATTATAATTTGTACCATTACCTAAATCAACTTCGGCTAAACCATCAGCATCTAAATAAACACCATCTGGAACCATACGTGACATTACTTGTTGTAGCTTTAAATGCGTTAGCTGTATCATATCAGCAAAACCAGTTATACGTTTAACTAACGAATCAATTCTACCGTTATACATTCTAGGCGCTACTATAGCATAATTCATTTTTACTTTAGTAAAATTACTTTTTGGTCGCATCATGTTTTTAGCCATCTCCCATTTAAGTAATTTATCAGTACCTAAAATAATAGCACCTTCATAAAGAACTTCTATAGATCTTAACAACTTTGAATAACCACCTTCTTTGTCTTTTGGTGGATTAAAAGTGTCATCTTTAGATATAATTTTATCAGCACCAGTTCCAGTTTGTTTAAGTTTATAAACTTCGTTCATATAAGTTTTATAATTAAAATATAAAACTTGAATAGTGTTATTGTCTTCTTTATCGTAACTATGTATTGAATTATAATTAGATCTATTATAAGATTTATTTTTCATTATATCTTCAAGTTCACTTTCTGTTAAGTGAGGAAACTCTTTAGCTAATTCATTTACTGGTATAGTTTTTACTTCACCAACGTAATATATATCTTCAAAATAAGGAGAGTCAGTGTAAGAATAAACAAGATTTGCTGGATCAACATAATCTATAGTAACACCATCAGAAGTTGTAAAATCAGTTTTAACAGCACCAATACCTAAAACTGTTAAATCATAATAAAATCTTTTTTTAGTAAGTTCGTAATTGTTACCTTCCATCAAAACGTTTAAAGCTTGTTCTTCAGCCATTTCAACAGCTTGTTTGTAATTAAGCTGCATGTGTAATTGTAATTCTTCCTCTGAGTCAGGTAGCGTAGCTGGATCATTTTCAGCTAAAGATATTCCAAAAGCAGCTTGAGAAAAAGAATCTAGTTCTTTTGTTCTCATATCAGATAACAAAGATTCCATATACTCAGTTCTTTTGCTAATACCATAAGCATCTTGAGAAAAAGCTTTTATATCATAAGTTCGTTCAGCTATACCATTAACAACTATATCAACAAACTTTGAAACTATTGGTACTGGTGTCCAGTCTAAATTTAAATAGGACAAATCACCGTTTATAGATAATTCATCCTTATACTTTTTTGTAGACTGTTCACCTCTAGCATACAACCTTAAATTATGAAAATCATTAAGATTATTTCTATATCTATTGTTACTTCTTTCTTCATTAAACCATTCTGTCTCTATAGCTTTAGCAACTTTCAAACCATAATCATAACTTAGCTTTTCAGCATCACTTACAGTTTGGCTTGGAAAATAACTTTTACTAGAATATGCCATATTTATTTTATTATTTGTGAATTATTTCCAGTATTACTATACTTAGAAATATTTATGTTTAATTTTGGTTTTTCAACCTTTACATTTGGAGCATACAAATGTCTATTGTTTGCCATAATGGCTAAACCAGAACTTATTGATGCATCAAACTTTGTTCTTTTGTTTATATCAAACTTAGCCCAATCGTTTAGTAAATCATTAAAATATAAATTACCAAAACCACCATCTTGTTTCATACCAACGTGGTCTTGTATATACATTTCAATAGCAGCAGCATGTGCTTGTTTAATATCTTCTGATGAGTTAGGTATTCCACCAACTTCTTTTTCTGCTACAGATAATTTATTCCAAACTTTATCAGGTCTATTCATACTAAATCCTCTGTATCCTCTTCTTCTTAAATAGTATAATAATCTAGGTTTATTATTTTCCGCTAGTATTGGCATACCATAAAACACTAATGCCATTAAAACATCTTCAAAGAATATTTCTGCCGTAGGTGGTCTTGATAAGTATTCTAAAAAGAAGCTGTTCGCAGGAGCGTCCTCCATACTAAACCTGGTTAAGCCGTGTAATGCTCCTTTAG